AAATTTCGGTGTCGGCCTGGATCTGCTGTTGGCGCAACTGCGTGTCGGCCTCAAGCTGCTGTTGCTTCAGGTCATGCTCGCCAAGGGCCTTCAGGCCGTCCTGCTCAAGCTTTTGGCTATTGGCCTCCTGCTGAGCCTGGAGCTTCTGCTGTTCTAGCTCCGCCTTGGCCTGAACCTCCATAGCGGCGGGGTCGGGCTGCGGAGGTTTCGGGGGCGCTTTCTTGGGATCGGAGAACCAGGCGTCAGGGTTCTTGACGTCGGCCTTTTCGGCAATCGTCCGGGCGGCGTGATAGATGTTATCCGGCGTGACAATGTCGGTGTAACCGCCCTCGATGACCTGAGCCTGAACCTGACCGAGCATTTGCGCGACCATCACGTCATGCTCTTTGTTCCCGGCTCCTTCACCGATCTCAATGGCCATGTTGTCGCGCGAGTTCCACTCCGAGGGATTGGACTCAACCCACTGGTCATTGATCTTCAGGTTGAACGCCTTGGTCATGTTCTCCCGCAGGGTCGCGTGAACCCCAAGATACATGTCCTTCACACCCGTTTCAGCAAAGGTGCGGGCAATCATCCGCGTGCGACGCTGAGCACGACCCAACAGGGCAAGCATCCCGCCCTTGGTCTCATGCAGGGTCTCAGGGTTAAGGCCCTGAGCAGCGCGGACCATGCCCGTGCGCTCTTCCAGGACCGTCGAGAAGTATTCCAGATGGGCCAGGGTGTCGAAGTTCAGGCCCGGCGACTGAATGGCATTGACCGTTCCAGCGACCTTCACACGAACAGGAACGCCCGGCTGATTGTTCAGCAGGTCGTCCATGGTGTTTTCGTTGGAGCCGTTGTCCGCGACCTCATGGCGCTGGTTCAGGGCGAAATACCCGGAGTCCAGGGTCATGCGCTGGAGAACCGTCTTGATCCTCTGAACGTCCATGATCATGTCCATCATGGAGTTGCCGTAGAAGCGGTGGGAGACGAGATAAGGCGTAACAGCCGCGATCTGGATGCGGTTGACCTTCTCCTTGCGGATCAGGACCGAGCTTGCCCCTTGGCCACCGGTCAGGACGCAGTAGAGGTTGATGCTCTTGCCTTCGCGGATGCGGATGTAGTGCTCCACGACCTCGACCTGGCGCATGTCGAAGGTGGACGTGCCTCCAACCTGCTCACCCTCCTGGACCGTGTCGCGAGCCAGGGGAACGGCATTGTCAATGGTCGCCACCCACTCAGGCAGATCATCCACGATGTCTCGGCTAACACCCTGAGCGAGGAGATCCTGAGCGCGAGGCCGGGAGCGCGTGGCGCAATAGGTCGCATCCGCCAGGCGGACCGTCGTATCACGCGCAACGGTCAGGTCTTCGGGCGCGACCGTATCCATGCACAGCTTGGGCTGACCTTGAGGCGGTTTCAACGTGAAGTCGTACAGGGGCTCTGACAGAAGCCCGCTGGCCATCAGCTCAGACGGGTTGACCTCGACAAGCTCGGAGCCATCCTGCGTGGCCTGCTCAAGCTCCATCGCCGTCTTGTTCTTGAACTCGACGTTATCGGGGTATTCCCCCTCCTCGACCCACCACTTGATGATGCCGGTCTTGGCCTGGAGCGCATCCAGGAACATCGAATAGAAGTTCAGCCAGCCGGGGTTCTGGTTGAACACCACATGCTTGAGCGTTTTGGTCTCAAGCTTGGCTTGTTCCTCGTCCTCAGGCCCAACCGGCTCGAACGCAACGACATCATCACCGGTCGTGAAGATATCAATGATGTCAGGAATGACCGATTGGATAGCATCTCTACCATCCAAGCTGACAGCCTTGGAGCGGTTCGGCATCGACGGAACATCACGCATCTCGCCCTTGTAGTACTCAAGGGAAAGCTCGCGCTGTTCGGTGAGGTCCGCGTCTAGGTCAAACCCTACCGACCGTTGTTGCTCGGAAATGACGATGCGCAGAAGTTCTTCATCAGTCATCTATGCCGCCAATGCCAGAACTGCCGAGTCGTACACCGCCTTGCCGGGAACCTGACCAAGCTTGGCGTAGCCCTCTTGCGTCAAGTGGGCGCTGTCGCCGTACATGGTCAGGCTCGTACCGGGAGCCTGATCGCCTGGCGCGGCTTCGAACTCGTAGACGCCCGTTCCGCCCGTCGTGCCGCTGGTCTGGCTGATGATCCGATAGCCGTTGTAGGTCGGCGGAACACCAAACACCATGCCCGTGCGGAGCGGGAAAGACGGAGCGCCCGTCACCGTCATGGTTGTTCCAACAATCCCACCCAGGAACACGGTCGAGGCCGAAGGCGCGTAGATCGTGCTGCCCGAGGCTCCCGCCGGAATGAGCGGGAAGGCATCCCCGGTGGCCGAGACCGTGTTGTGCCAGTAGTAGTTGCCGTTGGACACATCGACCAGGACAGCCATGTAGTCGCCGGCAAACGCGGTGTTGAACGCGGTGCGATAGACGCCCATCACAGTCGAAGATGTCGGGGTGTCAGGCGGATAGAATCCACTATCGATGACGATCCAGGCGTTGGGCTGCGTGTACCTCATGCGCTGGAGGGCTAGGACGACGAGATTGGCCAAGGTCGTCAGGCCGTTCTCGAACGAGTTGGAGCCCCCGGCATTGTTGAACTTCGGGCTGGCCGTGGCGGTGCCGAGAGACACGAAGTTCTCCAGCGTCACGTCGTTGATGGACATGTGACCCGCCATGACGTCGAGGAAGCCAAACCGGGTCCCCTCGTCAATGCCCCACGGATTGGACACAATGCGGTCAGCCACGTAAGCGTGAACGCCGATGGTCCCGCCCTTGCGCGCCCAGCCGTTGGTCTTGTGGCCGAAGGCGATGCAAGACGCCGAGCCGAAGTAGTCCATCAACTGGTGGGCGGGGTTGCCATAGGTCTGGTCGGGAGGTGTCTGCGGGAACAGATAGCTGTCGTTCCAGAACCCGCCCTTCATACGGGTCGAGGTCGTCGCGGCAATGGTCGCGCTGGCCTCGATGTTCATGCCGAAGAAGTTGACGCCCTGCGAGCAGATGGCGCGAATAGCCCGCGTCCCAGCCCCAGCAGGAGGCGTGGAGAACAGCACATCGATGTAGCAAACCACGGTCGGGAACGTGAACGGACGCGCGCTGGCCTTGTACCAGACCGCATTGGCCCCGTTCTGGTAGTCCTCCGTGTACTGGAAATCGACCTGAATCGTCGTGGAGGGAACACCCCCCGAGCTGACCTTGATATCGAAGTGAGATCCAACCGTGCCGGTGAACACCCACTCCTTGTACATGCCGGTCGAGAGGGCTTTGGTCCCAACGGTCGTGTCGGCATAGATGAAGCCGAAGGTCTGGCTGGTCTGACCAGCGGGACCAGCGTTACCATCGGGAATGGATGTCGTTGCGATCAAGCCGCCCTGAGCGATGGTGCGCCCGTTGACCGTCGAGTTGCCGGTGTTGGTCGAGATGGTCGGAGGCGTACCCCCCAGGACAACCGCCGTCCGCGATCCGCGATCCGCAACGATCTGCGCAGCCTTGGTCTTGGCTTGGGCGAGGGTCGGCGTAACCGTCTCAACGACGAGCACGTCAAAGGTCGAAGCCCCGGTGACACTAGCGCCGAGGGTGAGGGTCTTTGGCCCCGTCGTGGTGAAGGTGCCCCGAATAAGCGGGAAGCCTTGCATCGAGGTGCCAACCGTCAGGACCGTGCCATCCGAGGACGTACACGTCAGGATGTCGGTCAGGACATAGCCGGCCAACACGTCAATATCCGCAGCGCCGTTCTTGAAGAACAGTGCGCCACCGAGTTTGATGGGGCCAGTGTCAGCGTTGAGAACCCAGGCGACGGAATTGGTCGTCACCGCTGCGATGGTCTCGGTAAGACCGGCGCTCAACGTTCCTGCCGTGCCGGTGCCAGCCCACGTATAGGTGCGGTTGGCGCTGTCGATGGTCAGGCCGGTAAGAGAGGCGTCCTTGCCAATCGTGGAGCCCGCCGTGGCCCCGTTGATGATGCCCGTGGTCGCAACACCAAGCTTCAGGACACCCGACAGCCAAAGATTACCCGACGCGGCTCCACCACCCGAACCCTTCGAACCGATCATCAACGGCGGATAGCTCAGCATTACGAGACGTTGCCCCCGATGATCCACTCAGCCGCAGTTCCAGCGACATTCTCCCGCACATAGGCGCTCATCGTGCCGTACTGAGCCGCGATGCCGGTGAAAGCCCCCGCAACTCGGATCGTAGCCCCAGAGCCAGCCGTCCACGTCACAGCACCAGCCCCATAGCGCATGATCCCGATGTTCATCCCTCGCGCCGAAGTGGCCGGCAGGGTAACGACGCAGCCCGCAGCGTTTGTGCATTCGATGATGCAACCATTGTCCGAGGGGAGAACCGTGTAGGTCGTTCCCGGAACCTCGGTGCGTCCGACGATGAAAGGTTTCGGGGCCTGGTCGCTGAGTTGGGTGTAGGTATAGGTGATCCGAAGCGCGTCCCGCATGGCCGCGAGCTGCTGCGCATAACTATCAGCCAGGGTCAGGGTAGCAGTTGCCCCCGCCTCGATGGCCGTAGCAGGACCGGTAGCAGGCTGGAACGGAATCCCAACTCCTGAGATGTTGGTAATCGAGGCGACGATGGTCATGTCAGTTTCCTACGACAAGGACCACTAGGCCCCGGTGTAACCTTGGGCCGAAACGCGGGTAGCGGTGGCGGTGGTGATCATGGCCACATTCATGGCGGTGGCGGCTGTGCCAGCCAGCGGAGGGACAAACTTGATGTCCGCGTTACCACCGACACCCGAGGCCGCCGCATAACCACGCCAGATGACAGCCGCGCCATCCAGAACCACGATCTCAGAGGCTACAGCAGCGGAGTTGGCGAACTGGATGCCTGCGAGGTAGTTCTTGACCCCGGCAGCGCCCGCAGCCTTCATGGCGACAGGCGTGGTGTCAACGATCCCACCCGTCACGCCCGCATAGATCCAGGTCGCCGGAGTGATCGTGGCCGAAGGTTGAGGCCCGCCAGTGGCGGAAGTTCCAACCGACGTGACCGGAAGGGGGCTCGATGGCGTGACCGGAATGTCATAGATTCCAGCGTTCGGCGCGGTGGCCGTAGTAATGGCCGGATCACGATATGTGGTGTGCGCCAAGGCTTCGCCCTCAAACTGTGGTGCCGTAGTTAGGCATGTTTAGCACGCTGCCTTTGTTCTTGCGAGGCTCTTCATAGGCAATGGCCATCAATCCAAGCGCGTCGCTGGAGTGCGATGACCAATCATGCTCAGGACCAAGCCCAAAGTTGCGCTGCTCGTCTCGCTTCTCATGATAGGCCGCTATAGCCTTCACGCCCTGCCGGGTTGTGTCTTCATTGAACCAGATAAGGTGGAAGAGCCTGCGTAGGGCCTCCACGCGCTTGAGCGCCGCGCCCTTGCCTTGGTTCTTCACGACCTGTGTTTGGAAGCCGGCGTCCCGGATGTGGCTCTCAAAGGCGTTGGCCGTGATGTGGTTCACATGGTCGCCGTCGTGAGGCAGCACGCACAGGCACCCGTCATAATCTCCACGCCTTAGCCACTCAAGGTGAGCGCTCAAGGGCTGACCGGCCGCCTCGTAGTGGTCAATGATGCGGATCTCGTTTCCAACCCACTGAGCAATCCAGATCGCCGTGTGATCCCGCGTTCCGATATCCCAGAAGGCCCTGATCTGCATGAGCGGATCTCTGACAACCTGGCAGATCCTCCCGTCATCGCGAGCCTTGATAAGCTGCTTGGCGTAGTAGGCCCCCTCCTGGACGGTCATGTAATCACCGCCCCAGACGTGATCAGCCATTGCTGGGTTGATGCGGTAGTCGTTCTCCATCTCAGCCTTGAGCGGCGACGCCTCGAACCACGGATTATCCCGCCAGGACACGTCCTTGACGATTGACCCTAGCGGATAGTCATTCGAGGGAGGTGGCGGACCATGCTCGCCGCAGAACAGCTTATCGACCGGGTCGTGGTCGAACTCCGGGTTATAGGTCCATATCATCCGCGACTTGGGCTTGCGAAGTGTCGGGCGGATCAGCCTGATTGACCGGCTGGAGAACTTCGCGGCCTCCTCACCCCAGAAGATGTCTGCGCCTTCCAGGGACTTCAGAGCATCCGGATTGCGCCACATGCCCTTGAACACGAAGCGCGTGCCGTTCAGGCCCTCGATCTCGTCCTTCTTGACCGTGTAGTAGCTCTCCAGGCCATAGTCGCTGATCTTGTCCTCAACGAGCTGCTTGACCGAGTCGCGCAGGCTTTCCTGGATCTCACGAGCGCAGACGATGCGGGTTTGCGACCTGGCCCCCGTAATGACCAGCGCCCCGCCTACAGCGTGAGACTTACCTCCACCCCGTCCACCCCGATACACCAGGTCACGCCAGCCCTCGCGGAACAGGTCGCGATAGGCCCGGGGGAACTCTACGTCAGACAAACTTGATGCTCAGCTCGGATTGGACAGGACCGCCATCAGCGCCGGTGTGTTCGAGCAGTTGCTTCTCACGCCATTCCTCGGGAGCCGCGTTCTTCAGGGCGAAGATGCGAGCCGTGATCTGCGGGCCTGCTGCTTCACTCGACAGCAGTCCGCCTTCGAGGTAGTTGGTCCTGGTGGCTTGGGCTACTTTTACAGCTTCCGAAAATTCGGGGAAGTTGTTCATCCACTCGTTCAATGTCGAGCGCGCTACTAGGATATGCCCGCCGAACGCCGTCAGGCTGAACCCTTTGCGCATGAACTCGATGACCTGATCGCAATATGCGGGGTCGTACTTCGTGGGGCGTCCAACTGCGCGCGTTTCCGCTACTTCGGTCGCCATTGTATTCCTTAGGCTTTCTCAGTCGTTGGCCAGGGCCACATACCCTTACTGCGCGTGCTGATTGTGGGATGTTAGCGGCTATGGACGAATGTTGCAACTCGGATGGGATGCAGACCCAGCCGCTTGAGGATCTTGTCGTACAGGACACGGCCAGCGTCGCTGCACACACCAAAGGCTATCGAGCGCCTGGCTGCTGCCTCGAACTCCGAGATGGTCGCGTGCTCATTGATTAAGCCGCCCTCGTACTCGACCGTGATCATCCTTAGTCCGTGGATGCTCATCACAGACCTAATATCCGCCTAGCGTGGCGCAGGAACGGGGTTTCGATGGGCGTGACGCGGATTGGAACGCCTGGCTCCCAGGTCGTCGGGGCGGCTTTGTCGCAAACGATTTTAGCCGTGCTGTCCCGATATGTGTGAAAGCCGCCCCAGTTCTTCCTGTCGGCCTCGCTAACGACGAACAGCGGCGGAACCCAAGACCTCTGCCGGATCTTCGCGTTCCGCTTCTGTGTGGACTTCAGGGCTTCAACGCGCATTGAACGTCGCTCCGGCTGGCTTTCCATGGCGCTCTGTGAAGCCGTATTTGATGTTAGCGGCATGGCGGGCTGCGATGGCTTCTTCGAGAGTGCCGAATGTGCCAAGGTGTTCATGTTTTCCGTTTGCGTGAACCTTTGCTCGCCACTTGCCGCTTCTCGCGTACCAATACACTCCGTTGAAGCCGCTCTTGTTAAGCGGATCCATTTTCCGATTGCGTTGGTTCTGACTTTTGGACACATCGCGCAGGTTGGCGATGCGGTTGTTGCTCCGGTCGCCGTCGATGTGGTCGATCTCCGCAACTGGCCATGTCTTATAGGTTAGCAACCAAGCAATCCGATGAGCGCGGTAAAGCTTACCGAGGAGCTTCCCGTGCCTGTACCCATTCGCGTTGGCTGTGAAGGCCTCTTTCCCAGCGCGGCCGTTCCAGCGCGCGGCGCTTTGGCTCGTGTCGAAGAACTCCTCCGGACGCTTCAGCCAAAATAGCTTACCGGTCTCGGGTTCATACTTGAGGCACTGGGCCACGACGTCGTAGTCTAGGTCACTCATTTGGATCTCGCATCGATCTGGATGACAGAAGGGCCGGTGACGCGCTAACGTCCCGGCCCTTCGTTTATATCACACTCAGTAAGTGCTGATAATCGGCCCGAGGCCGGTCGTGAAGGTCGTCGGAGGCGTGAACGCCACCAGGGTGCCATAGACCCCTGCGGTGAGCTTGCCGGCCGGGAAGTTACCCAGGATGTGGGTCCGCAGGCGAGCCGCGACGTTGTTGGACTGAACCAGCGCAAAATAGGTGCCTGGTCCAATCACGGTGATTGGCGCGGTGAAGGCGATCTGTTGATACGCAGCGATGCCCGCCTGGGCCGTGCTGGCGGTATTGGCCAGAAGCTTACCTTGGTCGTCGTACAGGGCCAAAGTTAGGTTGCCTGCTACGGCCGTCCCGTTCAGGACCGACAGGCCCGTAACGAGGGTGTTAATCGGGATATAGATTTGGGCCAGGTAGGACTCGGTCACTACCGTCGTGAGGTCTGTTCCGGTCGTGGTCGTCGGGGGCGGAGCGTTGCCCGAGTTCCAGACGGTCGGCAGGCCCCGGCCCGCTGACGAAATACCACGAAGCCCCGCAAGGCGTAACGATCCAGCCATGTTCTAACCCTCTGACCGGAAACCATTTTGCCGGCAATTGAACCGTATCACGGGCGATCTAGAGAATCCACCTGCCGTACAAGAATGCCGTTGTACATCGGCGCATTCCATAGCTCGAAGAGCTTGCGGGCCTTCTTGTCGGCCATCATGAGCCGGAACGTCCATTGGCTGACTGAGCGCATGTCGGATTCCCTAGGCTTTGTAGGTTGTGCCTACAGTCTTTCCAGGCTTGGCGCTAGCCATCTTCGTTGGCTTGGTGGGCTTCTTGGGGGCAGGTCCGCCTCCGGTCCTCTGGGTCTTGTTGGTCATTTCCGCTCCTCGTATGCCGGTGGAAACGTGGCACGAAGCATCTCATCGCGGTCTTGCCGCTCGGTGAGCTTGTTCCGCTGCTCTCGTAGCTGGCGCGCTCGGTTCTGGACGACTTGGTTGGCGATCATGCCGGCCAGCGGTGGGATTATGACGATTGCCATCAGACTTGCGTCCCGCCGTCGCCGATGAATGTTTCAGTGCTGTTCATGGTCTAAAACCTCGCGGCGACGTGATATCGAGCAGGGGGAATATCCACCGAGAATACCATGCTTGTCTCCATCGTCGATGTCATTTGATCCATCCTGAACGACAGATCACCCTCGCGTGCGACGTGAGATATGATTGGTTCAGCTACCCTCATGAACCTATCCGTTTCTGCCCTGGCCTGCGCGTCTGCTTGCTCGTAGGTTTCCCTGTGGCGTATGGCTTGCGGGATGATGTGTCGTTGCGCGACGTCCTTTGCAAGATGATAGGTTAGCTCGCTTAGGGTCTGGGTGAACTTTTTTCCGCCGTCTTGGCTAATGCGGTTCATGATGGATCGTTGTCCGTCTTCATATGACCTTGCGGCCCTGCTGTTGGCGGCTCGGATCTGGCCGACCATCTCCTCAACCGTCCGCCAAGCGTAAACATCGTGTTCGGTCATCTCGGCTTATCCATTCTTTTGACGGGTCGTCCGTTCTGGGCCTGGAAGGCTCGTCTGGCGATCTCGTAGGCCCGCTGTTTCTCACATTGCCTGGCGTGTGGTGACAGGTCTTTGTCTGTCATGTCTAAACACCCTCCTGAGTGGGGTTGGCGAAGGGATAGACGACTTTGAAGCTGATCTTCCCGCCGACAATAGCGGTCCGCACCACGATTGAATCGGTCGGGTTCGCAGCCGCCTTCATCACGTCGTCGTATCCGCATGCGCTCCTGATGGCCTCGTGGATTATCCGCTCCATCGCCGGATCAAGAAGCGGAGCGCGGGGAACTGGCGGGATCGGAAACCAGCTCACGACGCTCCCCCTTCCCGGCTGTCGTTGAGGTAGGCGGCGGCGAGCATGGTCCGATAGATCGATGAGTACATGTCGTCGTCTGGTCCTTGAATGCGAGCCATGGCGGCGTTGATCATGGCGGGTGTGATGGTGTCGGCCCGCGCTCGCTCTTCCTGGCGGCCGGCGTTCATGAGGGCTTCAATCCGGTCTAGCGGAAGGTCGCACTCCTCGCCGATGGCCCATCCGTCCACGATCTCGATGATGAGGCGGTTGTTGTCGCTCAGGCTCATGACGGCTTCTCCGAGAGCAGGGCGCGGTAATGTTCCGCCGACATTAGGACGTGCGTTCGAACGCCTCGCTTCACTATAGCAATCGGGGAACGATCCGCCTCCGCGTAGGCATCGGAGATATTGGCCTTGAGAAACTGAGCCTGGACGGGTGCCAGGTCTTCCAGCCTCGCCCGGGCCTTATCCAGGGTGTCTTGGTCGGGGGTCATCGGTCGTCCTTCCTGCGGCGAATGCCAGCGACGCGCCAAAGCGGCAGGTTCCAGCCGACGACGGGGAAACAGTGGTCCATCCATGCCATCCAATCGGGCCACGACGGCATGCGATTGTGGGCGGGCCGATAGGTGAAGAAGGGTTCGACGCTCATGACCGCTCCTCCTCAGTTGGGGGTGGAGAGAGGGCGGCTCTGGTGTGCGACGTCATTTCAGCTATGGCCAAGGCAAGCCCGCGCTCGATGACCGACGTGAACGACGGATTGTAAGGGTGCGCCTCGATGGCGTCTTCCACGCGGGCTCGAAGCTCTGGCGCGATGCGAAGGGAGACGGTGGCGGTCTTGCTGCGACCTTCGCCTTTTGGTCTGCCGGCCATCTATTCCTCCTCAGTTGGGGGCGGAGAGAGGGCGGCGCATTTCGAGCACTCGTACTCGATGGTTACGCCGTGGCCGACATAGACTTCCTCGATCCGACTTCCGCCGCAGACTTCGCATTCCATGTCGCGGCGGATGACATCGTCAGGGTCGTATTGTTCCTGCGCAGCCTTGCGCGCTTCATCGACAGCCATCTATTCCCCCTCCCCAACAGTCGGGTTAAGGGCGGCGGGAGCCAGTGCGCGACCTTCGGCAAGGGCTTCCTCGTCGTTGGCGGCGAAGTCGATAGCCGCCTTGATGATCGCCTTGGCCGTCGAGAAGTCGTCTTGGTTCAGAGCCATCCGCATAAGGGCGACGGCGGTCTCAACCTGTTCGGAAGACGCGTTGCCGTCGTCTATAGACACTGGCGTGGGCGGGGTGGGGGAGACGCGCATGGCGGCTTCGTGTCCGGCGCAGTAAGCAACCTGCATGTTCCATCGGGTGTAGTTCTGGCCATCGGGATTGTGCTGGAAGATGCGGTAGGCGCGCTCGACCCACTGCATGGCCTCGCCAGCAATGTCCGGCTTAGGTCCGCCAGCGAGCGCAGCCGTCGCGCCCACGGCCAGGTCAGGCTGCGAGCCGCAAGGTTGGTGGCCCGGGTCCTGGGAGGCGTCAAAAGACCCTTGCTCGTACCCTGCGTCATAGCTCGGCTGATGGATGCTTGAACCCCCTCCCACGTCAGGAGAGGGAAGGGCGAGGCTCATGACCACCAAGCCGGGGATGCCGAGTGGCGACCAAGTACCGAGAATGTACGACACCGTGAAGGAGCATTCGTCGCCGCTATAGGTTTCGGCCTTGGGGTCATATTCGCGGAGGCGCAGCGTATCTCCGACGCGGAAGTCACGGTCGGCAGCGCGCACTTCAAAGCGCTTCTCGCCGGACTTCACCACCTGGAAATACTCTGGCCAGGTCTTGAGATCGTGCGTGATTGGGGCGCGGTCGCTCATGATTGGGGTTCCTTGCCGAAGCCAAGAGCCTGCGCGGCACTGTCACGCCAGCGCTTGGTGCTCGCCGAAACGAACTCGTAGATGTCGCCGAACGCGAACCTGCGGCGCGAGCGCTGAAGCGTGTAGCCGTGACCCGCCATGACCCAGAGGAAGATATCGACGGTGTAGATGTGAGCGTCGGACCACGAGACGTCGCGCATGTAGGAGCCGCTGTTCTTCGCAATGCTGCGTTCGCGAACCTCGTCCAGGGCCTTGAAAAGCTCCTTTTGGTCGTGGAAATCGCGCATGAACTCGGGCAGGTAGTCGCCGCTCTTGCGCCAGTCGTCGAAGCCCGGTTTGAAATCCCCCACGTCTAGCCCCCCTTACGTGCTGAGATTGTAGAAGAAGTGGGCTCATCCCGGGGCTTTTGCGAGCGCCCGTCTTGGCCTCCGAGAAGGCCATCGGGAGCCGCAGGAAGGGGCATCCAGTGGGTGGGATCGATCTCCCATTCCATGTCAGATTGGCACCACTCCTGAAACTCAGCGCGCCACCAGCCAACATGCGTTCCGCAAAGGATGCCTGTGCGATGGCGCGACACGGGTGTGAAGGTCAGGACTTCAACAGCATCCTTCGGAGCCGTCTCTATCGGCCTCCACAGCGAGCGCTCTTGGGCGTCCGCGCACTGGTCCTGGCCCGAGATCCGGGCGGACATATTCTCTCCCTCCCGGTCCATAGGGGGTGCGGGTTGGTCGGGGTGGGGGGTGGTCATGGTTAGGCGTCCACTTTCTTGAGCGCCGCCATCATCGACAGGTGCGCGTCCACGACAGCCTTTTCCTTGTCGTCCGACCAGTTCTTCGACGGGTAGACGCGACCGTTCGGGTGATGATCGGGGTCGGGGATGCGGATCACGTCTGCCGCGACGAAGTCCAGAAGCGGCCCGGCGCACTCAGGCGTGTCTTCCACGGCGTAGGCGGGCAGCAGCTTTTGGAGGAAGCCGAGCGCGCGGCGACGGTCGCAGGTTTCGAACCGGAGGATCATGGTCTAGGCTTCCTTCATAGCGGCTTGGGCGCGTGTGCGGTCCCAGTCGATGCCAAGGGCGGCGCACACCTTCAGCCGCGCACTGAACAGGTCGGACGTGATCATGAGGCCAGACCCCGTGGTCTTTTCGACGCCCAAGCGCAGCGCCTCATCAGCACCCCGTAGGGCCCCCTCCAACTCAGCTATCCGCTCATCACGAACCCGGATGGCATCTTCTAAAGCGCTTCGATCGGTCATTTTGAGCCCTTCATGGCCTCGAACGCCGCCGCTATGTCGTGCAGCGCGCCGGAAACCGTTTTGCTGGAGCTGGCTCGGATCAGGCGCTCTAGGGCGGACCCTTCTCGAACCCGGATGTTGATTCTGTTTTGAGAGGATGACTTGATCATGCGGACACAATCGGGCATCATTGTCTGACAGTCAAGCAGGAAAGCGCGCCAAAATGGCAGATTTACACTATGCGAGAACCCTTGTGCCTGGCGGGTCAAACCATCCGCTTTACGGCGTATGGATTAACATGCTCGCTCGGTGTCAGCGGGAGGGAGATCCCTCCTACAAGGACTATGGGGCTCGCGGCATCCGCGTCTGCGACAGGTGGATGACCTTTGAGCTATTCACGCTGGATATGGGCGAAAGGCCGCCAGGAACTAGCATGGAGAGGCTGGATAACAACGCGGGCTATTGCCCGGAAAACGTTACATGGGCGACACCGCTCGACCAAGGCAACAACAAGAGAAACACGCTCTGGATGGTAGTTGATGGCGTCTCAATGAGCGCGAAAAACATGCATCGGAAATACGGCGTCCCTTACAAAAGCATCCTGTGTCGCGCCAAGGAAGGGTGGACCGGAGACCAGATTGTGCAGCGATATAAGGGGCAGAAGTTTCCAAACCGCGTTAGGTGGACGAAAGCTAGAGCGGCTTCGAGCCATTCATGAGGCTTGCATTTGCAATCCCCTGGATTGACCTAAGAGCCCGCTCCAAATCATCTGAGCGCGCGCGTTCAGAGGCTAGGAGGGCGGTCGTGGTCTCGTCGTGGGAAAGTTGGGCGCAGAATATGATGGCGATGCGCTCGAAGTTGGCGCGCTCGCGCTCGTCCATGGACAGCCAAGCGGTGGACTTCGGGTCGCTCATCGCGTCCCACAACTTCTCGCCCAGCGACTTCTGGCCCTTAGGGATGTCGGTCATGGAGTCCTCGGGGGTCACTTGGGGTCCACCAGCATGTGGGCGTATTGCGCCAGGCCACCGACATAGACCGCGCCGGAGAAGATCACCGCGAACACAAGCCAGAAGCCTACGGTCAGGATGTCGAAGGGTTTAGGTTCGTGGGTCATTTCTTCTCACCTTGAGAACGAAGGCCAGCAATGGCGTTAGGGAGCCAGTCAGGAGCGCCGATCTTTCTCCAGCGCCTCACTGTCCGCTCCCCTACGTTCAGGGCCTTGGCGGCAGCCCTGGATGACACATTGAGGCCATCCAGAGCTTGTTTGGTTTGTTCGGGGGTCAACCGTAAGCCCACTGTTCGTTGCGAGCGTGATCTTGGTCGTCCATCCGCATCTCGTCGGCTATTTGGACGTACCAGTACATGACGACTTCACGCGGGCAGTGCGTCATGGTCCGAACGGAGCGCGGATGATCGTTGCACCACTGAGCCGAGGCCAGAGCATTCGCCGAAACCGGCGTGTTGGCGATCTTGTTGGCGAGGTCCAGGTCGGCTTGGAGTTGCGCCTCGGTCAGGAAATCCAGGATTTCGTAGGCTTGGGCGACTTCGCAGACTTGCTCGATGGTCAGCGGCGCGTAGGTCATTTCGTCTCTCCGTGGGCCTGATTGCCCTCTGGTGTGATCTGATTTGGCCATAATGGCCGCGATAGGTCAACGTCTTTCTACGGTTCCGTTGAACTTTTTCCGCAAGCTCTTATCAAACCCCCGTCCGCTCAGCCGGCTTACGGGCTTTGGCTGGTCGGGGTCGTCTCGCTTCAGGATGCGCTTGATCTTAGCAATGTCGCCTAGATCCTTGCCGTAGGTCTTCGTCGCGTCGCAGCTCGTATGCAGCGGAAACAGATTCTCGTCGCTGTCGTCGTGTGAGATCCAAAACGGCGAGTAATGGTCGTAGCGGACGCCGGGGCCTTTGTGCGGAACCGGCTTCTTGCAGATCCAGCAGATACCGTTCTCACGGTTCCAGATCCGAATTTTCCTGGCTTCGGTCATTGCGCCGCGTTTGGGCTCACCGCTCATTGAATGTCGTCTGGAACGCGCCCAACCCAGTGCGGAGCGGGCTTAGCGTTGAAGTTCATGTACTGCCGCCAATCCACTGGCATCGGAGGCGTATTGAGCATCGATTCGTACAGGCGCTCGATTTGAGCCTTGGATGCCTGCTGAAGGGATCTGGCCTGCTGTGATCGCCACGCCTGCTGTTGCGGGCTTCCAAGAATGGATTGGGCCAAGTCTCCGAACTCGATCATCCGATACGATCCGCGCGCCGACCATCTGCCTTCAGAGACCGCCAGCACTCGATTAGGGCACTGGCTGCGTCCCGCCTATCCCTTGCGGCGTAGTAAGCCTCCGAGACGGACCTATGGTCCTCTAGGGCCTTCTGATAGTCAGGATGCGTGTAGGCTGACGCCTCCCGGTCGGAAACCGTCTTGGCGTCCGAGCACAGGGAGAGGCGGGCGAGAACGGTCTTGAGCTGCTTCTCGCTGAACTCCGCTGCGGCCTTGGCCCTGGCGTGGGTTGACGAGTTGAGCGCCTTGAGTGCGCCTTCGATGGTCTCGTCTGGGATTTGCAGGGTCATTTAACCCGCACCGTCAGAACCCGAGACCCGTTGCTCAGCGTAGCGCCAGGAACTTCGCCTCCACCATCCAGCTTGGCCTTGATCGCGGCTTTGTCGGCCTCCTTCTTGGTCTTCACCAGATCGTCAGGAAGGTTCTCAACGCTGAAATCCGGCGAGTAGATCACCGAGGGCTTTCCGTCGCGGACCGATAGCGTCGCCTCTGGTCTCTCGATCTTGTTCATGCCAACTTCCGTCATGAACCGCTCAAGCGCCGTACGAGCCCATTGGACCCGTTCGGAGTATCGACCGCGCCTGGATGCGAAGTCAGCCTCCACGGCCTTCAGGGCCTCCGCATTGGCCTCTTGCAGGGCCATCCAGCGCAGAAGACGCGAGACCTTGTCCAGAACGTCGGATTCCCCCTCGACCGTATCCATGATCAGGTCGTCATCGTCTCCAAAGCCCATGGCCTTGAGATGCTCGACAAACCGGCCAGTGACGTGGATGTCATAGGCTAGGTCGTCGGGTCGCTGGTCTTGGCTCTTGACCATTCCCATTAGGCGGCCTCCTGCTTAGGCGCGTACTTGGCCTTTTCGGCTTTCCACGCAGCGACCAGAATAGCGCGCTCCTCCTTGGTCATCTGCTCAAGCGCCGCCTTGTTCTTGACGCCCCACTCGTCCACTTCGGCTTCGTTGCGGCACATGACCAGGCTGGCCTCGCCCATGATCAGGGCCTGGGAGCGAGGTGGCGGCGCAACGACGACGTTGGCCTGGGTCTTGTCGTAGAGGGCCAGACCGAACGGGTTTCCGAAAGTCATCAGAGCCCTTTTCCCGGCGTCACTCTCAGCCTCCTTGATGGCGCTTTCGTGGGCCTGGTCAACGTCCTTGTCGATACCGGAGCCAAAACCGCAGCCCTCGCGCACTACGATCTTGTCGCCAGCGCGAACGGTCACGCGGACCTTGGCCATGTATCCGACGCGGGCCTTGTCCCCGACCATGCGGGGCTCCCCGAGAAGGCGAAGATCCACCGTCTCACGGTCCCACCCGTCGTATCCGAAGATACGGTTGGCCTCGGCAATTGCCACCCAGCTCTCGATGTACGACAGCTTGCGGCCTGACTGCTCGCGCTCCTTGACGTTGGCCCGGCTTAGCGGAGCGTCCAGGGATTGAACTTGCTGGTCTGAAAAGCCGGTCATGCGGGTTCCTTCTGGATCAGGCGCTCTAGCTCAGAGATCGCCTCGCGTGTGGTTTGTGCGGCCTTGGTGAAATAGTCGCGATTGCCGGGTTCTGGTGCTGACGCCATGCGCTCGCACCACTCTGCGTCTTGGATCATGCGGGGAATGTCGCTGGGAAAGGCGGCGTAGCCCATCCACATGACGAATGGAGCGGTCATGTTCCCGACCTGATCAGCCGCAGCTTGCGCCGCTTGATCGGCTCTCGCGTGGTCGTTACCGTGACAAGCGAGACAGTGGCGTTGGGGAATGTGACGTTGCAGTCTTCCCAGCGCTCGGCACTGGTTTGGTCGTCAAACGTCATGATCGGCTGGCCAGTTGATGTGCAAGCCTCGTAGAAGCGGCGCTCCTCGGTCATTTTCCGGCCTTCCTCGTAAAAAGGATTTGCTGCACGGTCTCGCCAAGCGGCGTCAGGACCATCGGACCACCGCGCCCGTTGGGGCTGGTGATCTTGTGGTAGAAGATGGCCTTCGCGTAGAGCGCGCGAATGGTGGCTGCCGTCTCGTCGCCGATGTAGCCGCGAATGATCGTGGCCTTCTGGACGGGGGTTAGACCCCGGAGGGCGTCTCGCACATAGTGCGGCACTGCGGCTTGCGTGCTCACAGATAGCCTCGCTCTTTCTTCTCGGCCTCGATGTCCGAGAGCATGGTTTCAATGTCTTCCTCGGACATCTGGTCAATGGTTCGGTCTAGCTCTCTGCCGTTGATGGACATGAGGGACCAGAAGGTTTCGGGGTTGATCATGCAGGAACTCCCATCAGGATCACGGCGAACATCGCCAGGACGGAAAGGGTGAGGTAGCGGAGGATCACGCTCACGTCGCCGCCTCCACCACGCGAACCACGCCCTCAGCGATCCAGAGACACAACCCGAGGCCGGCAAGAACGATGGCAATGGCGGCAAGAACGGCCGTCCTCCCTGTTGGGAGTTGGTCCTTGACCGCTAATGCCGTGAATGTCGCCCAAAGGAACGCGGTAGCGATGCTGAAGACCAACCCGGCACACTCGTGAAGCGCGCTCATCACGCCACCGCCGACAGGATGAAATCCACGGCGTAAGGCGCATCCGATCCGCCGAGTTGGTCGCTGATGGCCTCCGCGAGGTTCATCATATCCACCTCTTCTTGGCTCAGCGTACCTCGGATGCGGGCGGTCTGGGCGGTGGTTTCCTCGGCCAAGGCACATAGGTCAACCAGGGCCTTGTAGAGCGGCGATTGCTCCAACTGGAAGCGGCGCTCGGCCAGCTCGTCTTGCTCCTGCGCCGATTGGTTCAGGCTGGCGGTGTGGGCCTTCTCTTGGTTGGTGACGTAGGACATGGCGTGTCTCCGTTGTTCGTTGGACCTAACTAACCACTCGCCAATCTAGCCGTCAACATCTTTTTATCGCTTGCCGACGGCGAGGCTATATGCCTATATGGGGAGCAACAAGGAGGCATCATGCCACGCAAGAAACCCGCAGACATCATCCTTGAACGGATGACCGATGATGAGCGACACGAGATCGTGGAGCTTGAAGGAAACCGCGAGAACGCCCGATGGCAGCTCAAGCGTTGCCGGGACAGGATCAGAGCCCGCATCATGCTTGAGGTCGCCAAGGAGCAAGCGGCCAACCCATAACGGAGGCTACGCCGTGAAGAACCCCGGAAACCTATCCGAAGCCACCCGCAGGAAGCTCAAGTGGGCCATTCCTGCAAGCGTCGTCCTTTGGCTCGCCATCATGATTGGAATCAAAGCATGTCTTGGATAGACCGCGCCTTGTTCTGGCTGTTCGACCGTTTCGCCGGGCCTCGCCTCAAGGCCCTTACCGTTGAAGACCTGCGAGAAGAACGGGAGTGGTATTCGGCGGAAATTGCCTCGCTCAAGCGGAGGAAGAAGCGGCACTCGCACCTTCTGCCAGGGCTTCAGCACGTAACCTCAGAATTGCTTCGTCTGGAGATCTGCAAATGAGCGCCTTTGAATGGACGCCTGAAAAGCTTGATGAACTGCGCCGCTTGTCCTCAGAGGGTTTTAGTGCTCGTCAAGCAGGAGAGAAGCTCGGCGTGTCTCGTAATGCCATCCTCGGCAAGTGCTGGCGCATTGGTCTGCACATGAATGGTAAGGCCGTTCGTGGTGATTACTCTACACCAAATCCATCGCGAAAGCCATTCAAGCGGGTTGGTTATTCTCGCTTGGGTCCGGTTGGCATTCCCATGGATAAGCGCATCACAGCTCTTGCCGTACACTACGCAGGTTTCTCGTTTCGGAAAACCTCTGAGCGCCTTGGCGTAAGCGTTGGAAGCCTTCAGAAGTGGGCGCAGAACCCAGCCGTGTTCATTCCAGCCAAGAAGCTTGGATATCAGGTTCGAGCCGAGCGCGAGGCTGTTGCAAAGGCCCGTGCTGAGGCTGAGGCCAGGGCCTTGGAGATGCGCCTGCAAGAGCTGTCAGTCATCAATGCCCCCGCCCTTGATCGTCTTCCGTTCCGCCATCGGCAGATGATGGAGCTTCGCCTTTCAGGTCTGTCGTTGAAGGACGTTGGTGCTCATTTCGGCATTACCCGAGAGCGCGTCCGTCAGATCGAAATCCGAGCGCGGAGCCTTGGTCTCCGGTTTCTTGACGACAAACCCCTTACCGAGGCCATGGAGCGCTATGCCTTCAAGGCTCGCCAACAACCTGCTCCTCGTCAACCGCTTCCTGATTTCCATGAAGACGGGCGGAAGGTTCGAAGCGACGCCGGAACCAAACGCCGGGCGTACCGGCTTAGCGATGCTGAGCGGGAACGTCGCCGGGCCCAGGGTCACAAGCTGGCGGAAATGCGCTGGGGTTCTCCCACGTGAAGACTTCGAAGTTCAAGAGCCGCAAGACGACGGTGGACGGCATCGAGTTTCATTCCACCAAGGAGGCTAGGCGATACTCAGAACTTCGCCTGCTTGAGCGGTCTGGGGCCATTCTACGCCTTGAACTTCAGCCGCGCTACGACTTCGTTCTGAACGGCGTGAAGCTGGGCTTCTACAAGGCTGACTTCCGATACGTCGAAAACGGACAGATCGTGGTCGAGGACGTGAAGGGCATGACGACCCCGATGTACAACCTCAAAGCCAAGATGATGCGCGCCTTTCATGGCGTAACCATTCGCGAAACATAGGAGGCGTAATGCCCCACAAAGACCCCGAAGCACGCCAGAACCCCTGGGACAACGAGCTGATCGTGGCCGACCTTCGCCTTATCGATGAGCGGGGGTTATCGTCCTCCGAGATGGCCCGTTGGCTGAACGAGAAATACGGAACAAGGTTTTCCCGCAATGCGATCATAGGCAAGCGGTCTAGGCTCGGAATGCTGCGGGATGTCGTCCGCATGCAAAAGGTCGTCGTCAAGGTTTCGAAGCCGAAGCCGCCCAAGGAAACACCGCTTAAGCCAACCGCTCAAGCCACCGCCAGTAGCGACCGTGTCCGCCGTCTTCTCATGGAGGTTGTCGTGGAAGAGGTTAACCCAGATCTGATTTCGCTTCACCCTAGAACGATCATGGACCCGCTGTTTGGGGGTTGTCGCTGGCCCTTGGGTCTGACCGAGGATGGCTCTCGTCTGCACTGCTGTCATCCTGACGGCAATCTCCGGGAGTATTGCCCTGGTCACAAGCGCGTAGCGTTCCAAGCCTCTCGCTCGCCATCCCAGATCGCTCATGACGCCAAGCTTCGGAACGCCTCTCAACGGGCCTTTGCGGAGAAGCAGCTTTTAAGCCGGGTTAATATCCGATGAGCCAGTATGAAATCACCCCACGCATGATGGAAAAGGCCCGCAGGCGCATCGCGGCTGGCGACACCTTGAGGCAGGCCGCCGTGGCCACTAACATTCGCCACGATGTTCTGGATTTGCTCTTGTGGAATGATTTCGCGCGACCGAAGCCTGAGGTCAATCGTTGGGTGTCTCGGTGAGCGCCTATGTCCGCAAGACCGAGGGTGAGCGCCGGGAGCCTGGCGGATTGCTCTGCGCGGTGCTGACCTGCGTGAACGATGGAGATTCCACCAGCACAGCCATCGCCAAGCGCCTAGAGACCTCCATAGACAACGTGAACGGGGCTCTTGGCCGTCTCTTTAACGCCAAGCATGTCTGGAGGCCCATCGGGGTTATTCCGGTGGTTTGGTATATCACAGTGGCCGGCCAAACGGCTTTGGGCGAAGGGGAGCGGTGGCTGTGAATGGCGTAGACGAGACCATACTAATCTCGTACCATTCTATGGAATCCATCGGAGCGCATTATGGCGAACAAGAAGCCCTGGCCTGAACGCCTTTTGTCCAAAATATCGCCACCTAACGAGAGTGGTTGTTGGTTGTGGGCCGGTAGTATGGGCTCAAATGGATATGGCGTAATTTACATAGATGGCCGGAATGTTGGAGCCCACAGAGCGGTCTGGGAGCACTACAAGTCTCCGATCCCCAAGGGCTACCACATCGACCACCTTTGCCGCGTGCCAACCTGCGTCAATCCGGATCACTTGGAGCCAGTCACCCCCGGAGAAAATAACCGGCGCGGTGAGACATTTGCAAAGCGCAACTTAGCAGCAACCCACTGCCCCTTGGGGCATGAACTCGCCGGAGACAATCTGGATAGATGGTCCCTGGAGAACGGACACAGAGCTTGCAAGGAGTGCATGAGGAGGCGGTGCCGAGAGTGGCACGCGCGAAACAGGGAGGCTCGCTTGGAAAAAATGAAAAGCTGGAAACAGAAAACCGGATACAAATCCTACTCGCCGAAGCCTAAGCCGCCTGTTCTTAATTCACGGCCAGGCGGTGGGAAGTAAGAGGCTTGGCGAGATTACCCCAGCGCTAGAGGGCTAACGCTGGGGCTTTTCTTGCGGGGCAGGCGGGGCTATTATAGCCCTCGAACGGTAAGCGGGGTCGAAGCGCTTACCGGATCATCAACGGCCTTTAGGTGAGGCAGACCGAGTGACGAGCCTTAAATTACGCGACCAGTGTGACGAGCGCAAGACGTGAGCGTTCAGTCAATTACCGCCGCTCTTGCGGTTCAAGGTGTCACGTCATCCGAAAAGCTCCTGCTTATCGTGCTGGCGAACTACGCCGACCACAACATGCAGTGCTGGCCGTCGCATAGCCGCTTGGCTCACGACACATGCCTGTCCCAACGCAACATCCTGCGGATTTTCGCATCCTTGGAAGCCAAGGGCTACCTGACGCGCAAGGCTCGGTACCGCAAGAACGTTCGGACCAGCGACATGATTTCCATCCACATAGGTGGGGACACCACGTCCCCAGGGGTGGGGACACCACGTCCCCACCGTGGGGACACCGTGTCGGGGGGGGTGGGGACACCACGTCGCCAAGGTGGGGACACCATGGCGTACAGAACCTTCATTGAACCAATAAAAGAACCTTCATTGCGCGATGCGCCGGTTTTGCCCTTAGAGGGGCAACCGGCGATCAGCGCGGAGGAGACACGCGCGAACCGAAAGGCCCTAGCAGAAGAGGCTAGGCGAGCCCTTGGTATTTTCCCGAAAGGCCAGCGCGCATGACCTGTCTCGCCCGACACGGTGAGCCATGGTGCGTGAGCTACCTTGATCGGTGCGAGCTGGTGGATGGGGCTATCGTCACGACAAGCGGGACGGTGTTCGGGGTTATCAGTCGAGCGCCGATCCTGAGAGAGCTTGGAAAGATAGTGGAACTGAGGCCATGACTGACGACACTTGGACCATCGGGCAGGAACTGACGATAGTCTGCCAAGCTTGCGGAAAGAAGACCGCTGGCGGCAGATTACCTCGCGAAGGCCGACACCATCCAGGCGACGGGACGTTTCGCTTCCCCCGGCGTCACAGGCTGGAAAAGCAAGGTCCATGGTGCGACGGCAGCTTCATGGAGGGTGAGTGGCTTCCAGGCTCTCGATACAAAGACGAGACTTGACCAAATTTTTCTGAGAGAGCAAATTGGGGGCGGTAGGTTTCTGGCGAGATCCCCTACCGCCCCAAGGCTCGTCGCAGGAGCCCGGTCCGAGGAATATAAACCTAGGACTATTTTCCCGCAAGACCCTTCGGTTGATGTGTCGCCCAAGGTCAGCGGTGCTCCCTTCTCCAAAGCCCCGAATAAAAAGTGCTGGCCGTGACCCATAGGACCAGCCCCGTCAGGATAGCGGCAACCCCGCGATGGCAACTGAGCACCTGTCCAGGTCAGCCCGATTGGCTATCTGGAACCCTGGACAGGAAGAACTAGCGTCGAGAAGACGCCAGACGCAGGACGCGCCATTAAGGCGTCCAAGGCAGGCCGGCGGAAGGACAACACCGGTTGGCAAGGCGAAAGCCAAGCCAAAAGGAACTGAGTATGCGCCCGCAAGGGCTTGCTTAGCCAGCAACGTCAAGGAAGGCTCCGCGCCTAATCCCCTGACGGCAGAAAGGGTATAGCTATGGCCAAAGCCCAACCCCTACCCCTACCCCGAAAGGAACGGACATGAGCGAGAAGACCATGATTGAGCGAGTTGCTGTCGCGATCTGCGCGGTTAACTATGACGACCCCGACCACAGCACGGTAAATGACGAGCCAACTTGGGCCATGTACGTAGAGGACGCCAAGGCCGCTATAGGGGCCATGCGGACACCTACGGATGCGATGATTGCAGCGGGTGGAGGCGAAACCCGCATTGTGTGCCTTGAGAGCGATGCTGCGGACATCTACAGCACCATGATCAACGCCGCCCTTAACGAACCTTCCAATACAGGTGGAGAGACGGAATGAGCCGCTACTTCCCGCAAGCCGCCTTCGCCACCTTGGCCCGTTCCCATCCCGCCGCGTCATGATCCACCAGGCGGGCCAGGCTGGTCAGGAACATCCGGTACAGTTCGCGCTCCTCAGGCGTAACCGGCGCGACAATGGAACCCTCGATCTTCGGAGCCGGAACCAGATCCGCGCACAAACGGGGATCAACCGCCAGGGGCTTAGGCTGCTCGGCAAGCTTCGGAGGCGGAAGCGTTTTATCGCAAGCCGATAGAGTCACGCAGCTCAGCAGGATCAAGAAGGCGGCGCTCGATAGCCTCGCCGGGTTTGCAGACAGGTTGGACACTGGAAACCACCTTCTCGATTTTTAAGGCGCTAGAGCGGGCTTTTTCGATCCTCTGGGCGCACGATGCCTCCGAGGCGTTTATAGCCCCTACAGCGGCTTCCTGCTCAATCCTGCGGGCTTTCTCGGAGGCTTTGAAGCTGGCTTCCCACTCGCCGGCCGAAACTTGGTACTCGAGGGCGCTCGAGTGCCACCGGTCACGGTCATCCCGGACCTTGTCGGCGGAAAGCCCTTGCCACCACAAGGCAGCGATCAGAGCGCCGCTGACGGGAACCCACCAGAACCGGGCGAGGAGGAGCCAGTTCACTCGCCAAGCTCGCAAATCTGGTGCTTGGCCTTTTCCATCAGGATCATGGAAACGCCAGCGTTGACGGAGGCGGATACCCACATTCCAGACCCATCGGCCTTGGTGCCGATAATCAGGACCGTGTCGAGTTCGCCCAACGCGGCTTCAAGGATCTGATCAGCCTCGAACTTGAAGGCTTCTCCGACCTCAACGAGTTCCAGCTTGACGACGTTGTCTTTGCTCATCCGCAAACACTAGCACGCGCGGAAGGTCTAGCCCAGATGGGGTTGACGGGGGATAGGGCGCGGGCCTATGAAAGCTGCATGACCAAGCGCACTGACATCAGGCGATATCCGAGACCCTAATCTAGGGTCGGCTAGGCATGAGTGAGCCTAAGGGTCTGTAAAACCCCCGCTATCCGCTGTGAAGGTGCAAATTCCTTCCCGGCCCACCATGGATGAGGAAAGCGAGAAGGTCTCGCACCGAGAGTACGTGCACGGTAGCTCTTGGCCTTACGGGGGTGGTTCGAATCCGCACTCATCCACCAACGCTCCCGTAGCTCAACTGGACAGAGCGTCGGATTTCTACTCCGAATGTTGCAGGTTCGAGCCCTGCCGGGTGCGCCAACCCTCATTAGTAGTGAGGGCTATAACTTGCCGAGAAGGTACAGGATCAGAAAGACCACAAGGACGAAGCCCAGAAGCCCGCTAGGCCCATATCCCCAGCTAGCGGAGTGAGGCCACGACGGCAGAGCGCCGACGAGCGCAATCACAAGGACCACGAGCAGGATTGTCGTCAGCATGGCGGTTCTCCGTTCGGAGGGAAACGCCTGAACTGTGCTATGGTTCATGCATGTTCACCGTAGCCAAGTTCAACAAGCGCCTTTACGTCATGGACGGTGACGAACGCCTGTACACACCTCCCGACTTTCTGCGTCAAAGGCTCACCGGCCGAAGGGAGATGCACGCCTTGGCTGACAGCCTGAACGAAGGGGTTCCGTACATCAAGGCCGTCATCGCCTTTGAAACAGCGCTTAGGCCGTCTTCTTCGCAAGCCACGCGTTGAAGTCGCCCACGGTCTTCCCCCCGCCCAGAATCGACGGATTAGCCGTAATCTGCGCGCTGGAGGCTACGGAAGCGATGGGTGTGGACGGTGACGCCTTCAGGATCTTGAACGCCCCCGAGACGCCAAGGAAATGCGCGGCGTACAATGAGGCGTTGGTGACGGGGATTCCATTGTCGGCCAGCAGGTCGGCGTTGCGCTGCGTGAACTCCCTCGCGCGCTGGGTCTGCTCCTCGATGGACGGGGTTAGCCCCCCGAACGGCTTGGACATGTCAGGCCCCCATTGGCCTCCGAGGTTCAGCCATGTGCCCTTGATGAACTGGAAGAGCCCCGACGCGCTGGAGGTGGACGCCTTCACGTAGGGCCGGTTGCCGCTCTCGATCATGGCGAGCTTGTTCAGGTAGTCATCAGGCAGGCTCGATGAGCCGTTGAAGCCGTTCACAGCCGCAAGCGCCAGGTCCAGGGCGGATTCTGACAGTTTGCCCCAGTCGCCATCCTGCTTGACGCCTAGGAGCTTCTGGATCTTCTTGATCGTGCTGACTTCCATGGGTTGAACCTATCAGGTTTTGGTCGTCGCGTCGCTTCCGGTAGCCTTGGCGATCTCGACGTTAGCCGAGTGCTTGCCGGCCTGCGCCATTTCCCAGCTTTTGGCCGTGTAAATCGCGCCAACGCCCGTAAACACCGCACCTATGAAGATGGCGGCTGCTGCCGCATCAGGGCCGATCTTGAGAGCTACCACAACGCTAGCAATGGATGCGGCCAGGGAGGTTGAGATAATGGCAAAGGGTCTGGCCAAATCCCCGATAAACGCCTTCACGGTCTCAGCGCGAGACGGCGGGGAATGGACGGGGGTGTCGGTTGGTTCGGTCATTCGGCTGAGTGCTGGAAGCCCAGCCCCTTGGTTGCGATATTGGCGAGCTGACGGGCCATGTTGTCCATGGTCCTGGTCTGCCGCTCCGAGGTTTCAGAGAACGTGGCCTTCATGGCGTCCAGCTTCTCCTCAAGGCGGATAGTCCGATCCCTGACGCTATGGGAGCCCTCGTATTCGTCCTCCAGCTTGGACAGGCGCGCATTGACATCAGCCGAGTGCTTTCCAGCCCAGAAAGCGCCTCCAACGAAATAGGCTGTCATCAGAACGGTCAGGCTCGCCAGGGGTATGATCCACGCAGGCATCAGTCAGCCTTTTTCCGCTTTGGGACGGGTTCGCCAAAATGCAAGGCGCTCAAGACGATACCAAACAGGGCCAGGAAGCATCCTACGCACAACCAGACCCAGAACATGGAGCCCTCCAGGAACGCACAGCAACGTCAACTGTAACGTGAATACCCTATTTTCATTCGCCATAAAGTCGGGAACTAGACCGTAGTCGGCATATCCGCCCTGCAAAGCGAAGGCGAGTTCAAGACCGATCTGGAACAGGAATGACAGGGCGAGGAGGAGGCTCCAGAACTGCGGCTTGCGAAACAGGAAGTAGGACGCCACGCCGCCGCAGATCAAGTTGATGGGCGCGTAGAGCTTGAAGCAGGTCGGATAGCCTGCGGTCTGATTGAGGATGTTGGTTAGCAGGAAGGTTCCCAGCAGCATCAGGGCGCATAGGAACGCAGGTTTGCTAACCTTGCGGCTCCAGAATGTGAATCCCAGAACCGCAAGGCAGGCGAGGCCGTAGAGGGCGGCCTCTAGCATCGTTTAGGGCTTGACCGGAGGAGGGCCGCCACCCGTTCGGCCATCGTCGTCGTCGCCAGGTCGGCCCTGAGGCTGACCCTCGCCGTCTTCGTCTTCGTCGTCTTCGGGCGGTTCAATCGGTGCTTCGGTATCGGACATGTGTTTGTTCCCATGGCAATGCGCCGCCTCAATCCATACCGTCTTTCCCGCTCCTGGAAAATACGGGTCCAGCAGGCTATCAAGCCTTTCGCGCCCTTCATCCATCATGAGTAGGTAAATCCACCATTGCCGGCCAGTTGGATCGGAATGACCCTAGATCCGACACGACAAGCCATGGCCGAGAACTGAGGCTGGCAGACCTTCGCGGCCGGGAACAGCAGGCGGACCCGAAGCGTATCCGAAGACACCGTTGTTCCGAAGGTCTTGCCGGAGACCGATGGGCTATAGACCGCGACGGCGAACTGCTTTGGCGTCGTCGTGAAGGCCAGGACTTCCGCCGAGGTCGTCACATCGGCTGACGGAGAACCCCCGGAACCGAACTTCTGCACGGTCTGCGGCGTGACATTGTAGGAGCCCCCAGCCCCCGCGTCATAGCCGATGAACTCCAGCGTAATCCATTGATCCGAGAGAAGCTCCAGGGGTTGGATAGTCACGTCCAGATAAGGCCCGGTCCCAGAGGTGTTGGTGATGTCGCAGCGCAGGACGTTGCGGACATAGACGGTATCCAGAAGGGTGACTGACCCAAATCCAACACGCCCCCAGGTTCCCGTCGCCCCGGTGACATTACCCCGGATATTGGCGGTTAGAACCGCATCGGCAGGAGCGGCAGAACCGAAGTTAATGGGCCAGAAACCGTTGGTGATTTGCTCTCCACCTCCGGCCTGGCCAGCACCATCAAGTGAGACCTGGATATTGGTGTGGCCGGTTCCTTCTTTCCTCAACGGAGCCGCGAAGCCGGTTTGCAGGCCCTCAAGGGTCACGTTGCGGTTGTTGGTTCCCTTGACCCACACCGCATATTTAGCATTAGCCCCGGTGCCGTCGAAGCGGTTGCCAACCCCGATAACCTCGGTGCATTGATCCAGCACCACACCATTTCCCAACACAGCGGAGAACCGGCAGTCGTTGATCTCTAGTTCATCCTGGAACAGGGCGTTGAAGGCGTCGGCGGCGCTGTTGTCAACGTCCACCTCCTTCAATCGAATACCGCCCCCGCCAGCCCCGCCATGACCGATATAGAAGCCATAATCACTGGTCGCCGTGGGATAGCTTGAGCCCGCGAACGAGGTTTGCTTCTCGAAGATGTAACCCCCGGCCCCGGCAATGGCAGGCGTGTCAATTTCCACCATCGGGTAGTTGAACTCGGCCAGGGTCTCCCCGCCGAACAGGCCCCCGGCGCGGGATTTGTCGAAGTAGCAGCCTTCCGTATAGATGGAGGCAAAAGCGCGCGTGAGCTTGTACATCCGCCCGCGCTGAAGCAGGGAACGCCCGTTGGAGATCTGCACGTTCTGAAAGGCTCCGGCCCCGCCGGAATCGTAGAACATGCCGCCCGTCCACTTCAGGTAGAAGTTGGAAAGGCGGAAATTGCTGATCGTGGCCCCGGCGATATTGGCCGTGTCCCACATGAAGGTGGGGGCGGTATCCGCCGTGGCCTTCGATCCGGCCTCGCACCAGACCTGGAACCCGTTCATCGTCACGTTGGAGGTGCGGAACTTGAACAGCGCATCCGTGCCGGAGTGAACGAAGATCGGCCAATCATTCGTCCCTAGATCATCCGAGGTCATCCAGACGGGCGCGGTGATGATGATCGGGCCAGCAGCACGATAAGCAGAGGCCGGATAGGGAAGCTTCAACGGATGCCCGCAGTTGAACCAGGCGGTCAACTCAGCGGTATAATCCCCCGTATTGTCTCCAACCGCCCCGAAGTCCTCCGGCGTGCGGAAATCCACCCCGAGAGCATCCCTGCCCGTTATGGGATCGACATTACCAAAGTCGATATCCGCCTTGTCGCCAAGAAGCGCGTCCGTCTCCGCGATGGAGTAGACGCCAAGAATGCTCCTGGCCTCAGTCGCATCACCGGCCTGAACCAGTGATGCCCCAAAAGCCGAAGCCTCAACATCGATGTTGAAGCTTGGCCCACCGATGATGTTGACGACGTATTCAACACCGTCCAGCGAGACATTGATCTGCTCAGCCTCGGGACACAACGCCGCGCCCGTAGGCAGCACCTTGAACGCCCCGCCCTGGATCTTAGTCTGCACGCCGCCGGGCGTCAGAAGCAAAAGGTCAAACCACAGGACAGCCGGCAATGTCGGATCGTCCGGGTTGACCGGCAAAGACGCGTCGATGTCTCGATAGTCGATGAACACCGTCGCCACGTTGGCGGCGAAGGTCATAATGCTGCCGAACGAGCTGGGCGTCATGAGGACGGAGAACAGCGGAGTTCCGCCCTTCTCGTCGTAGATCACCATAGCGCCGTTGTAGCCCGTGAAGTCGAAGCCCTCGGGGAAGACGTAGTTGGCGAGGAAATCGGACCCTCGGGCAGCGACCAGGCCGCAAGACATCTAAAGTCCCTCGTGGTAAACAGTAGCCATGACGTATAGCAGCCTTCGCTGGAAAACCGGAGATGAGATCTTTGCTAGGTCCACTTGGCTCCCCGGTGGTTTCGTCTTCGTTTATGCCGCAGTCGTGTTCTGCAAGGTGGTCACAGCGATCATCGTCCAGCTAGGAACTCGGGGTTGGTCGAGCGGGAGATATCTCCTAGGTCGATTGAACCGTCTGGGTTGTTATGAACACCGGCTTGCTCTGCCGAAACCCTTGTTAGCCTTGCCAGCGCCTCGGCCCGAAGACGACCAAGCTGCGTGACAGCGCGAGGCCCGCCAAGGGCCGCAACGCGCTGTTCAAGAGCCTGAAGGGCTGGGCCACCCTCGGTAATTGCCAGGCGCGCGACCTGTTCGGCCTCGGCATCGTTCATGCCAAGCGTCTTAGCCCACAGGCGAAGCCCGCTAATGCCCGCCCCGATGACGTTCCCATGGGCGGCGTTAGCTCCGACAGAGACCACGTCAGCAGCAGTATCAATGGCGTTGTTGGCCACATCCTGCGTGCGCCCTGCGGTCTGAGACCCGGAGCGCGGGGCAATATCGCCAAGATCCCGCACGGCTCGCGCCTCAAGCCCCATGGATTGGGCGAGATTGTCCGCTCCCTCTTGGCCCAGAAGCGCAGCGCTACGCTGCCCCTGTTCAGGACCGATGGCCAGAGATCTAGCCACGCGAGGCGCATTGGCCCCTTCACCAGAAGCCCGCTCAACAGCCCGTCGAGCAGCGGCGCGAGCGATCTGCTGTTCATCCGCCCCCATGGCCCGCATCGCAGCGACAAACTCGTCAGTGTTACGCGCCATGAAGTCCTCACCAACACCCGCAGCATCGATCAGGCGGCTATTGGCCTCGAAGTTCCTCAGGGCCTCGTCGTAGCCCGGAACCTGCGTGCGGGCGTTCCCGCGAATGGCATTGGCTAGAGCCGAGAAGCTGCTGGCGTCATGGTTCCTGTTGGCCCGACGCAGAGCGTCTGCCGTGTCGTTAAGCGCCTCGCTGATATGTTGGGCCTGGCCCACCGTGACGCGAACGCCTCCTGGGTTGTCCAAAGCATCATCCGCCAGGCGGTTAAGTTCAGCAGCGCTGTTGCGGACTTCCGGATCGAGAGACCGTGCGGCGCGCTGAGCAGCCGAGCGAATAGCCTCCCGGCCCTCAGTCGTGCGAAGGGCCGCAACGCTGTTTTCATCCAGAGGAATGCGCTGGTTGCGAACTGCCCCGAACTGGATATCTCCCTGAGCGCCGCGAGCTGCGGTCAAAGCCTCACGGATTTGATCTGGCGTTCTTGGATCTGGGGAAATCAGGCGGCGGCTTTGTTGGCTCATGCGGCTTGGCAAGTTCACCGAAGCGCCTTCAGCGGCGTTCTGAACAAGCTCGCGAGCAGGCGTTTGACGCATGGCCGCAGCCCGCATGGTACCGCGCGCCGAGTCATCCACCAGGCTTGCAAGAGACGGACGGACGCCCGCCGTTTGGAACTGCGCCAAGCGATCACGTATCGCATCCAGGGATTGGCCCCGAAGAACGCGGTCAACAGCCTTCTGCGTTGCCGTGCGAAGCGGACGCAGCGCCGTTCCTGCCGAGCCAAGGCCAGCGCCAATGGCGAGGGACAACGGATTGGTTGACGCCTCAGAGCCAGCCTTCAGGCGCTCTTGAGCCGTTCCGCGATCTACCAGCCCGTATCCAGCGCCCTGCGTTCCAGCAGCGACAGCGCCCCGCGCAGCATTGCCTAGCAGGCTTCCACGAGCCAAGGTCTGCGCCTGAACCCCGCCAGGAACAGCAGCAAGGCTCGCCATACCAGTGCCGCGAGCCCCAGCGGCTACGTTCGGATGCGCAGCGGTGAACTCGTCTTCAATGCCGCGAACTTGGGACAGGTTACGCCCATAGGCTTCCTGCAATGCCTTCAGGATCGGCTTCCCGCGCTGGAAAACAGGCGTTCCCGTAACCCCGCCGTTTTCAAGAACGTCCAGGCCCGTTCCTATCCCCGCAGAGACCTCATCCAAGACACCAGTACCGCGATTGAATGCGGCAAAAGTGCCCCCGACGTTTTGAGCGGCAGAACGCTTTTGGATTGATGGCTGCGTCGCATATTCCGACCACGGCCCGGCAGAGGTGTCGTCTTGGTACTCTTTCCAGGGATCAGGCATCAGATCTTAGCCCAGCTTTTAGGGTCTGCCGGATTTCCACCTTTGAACCTATACCCGTTTTTTACCTCTCCAACCTTAGGCGGCGCGAGGTTCTTGCGAGCAGGGGCAGGCTTTTCTGTGGAAGAAGGCGGAGGCGGAGCCGGGGCAGAGACAACCCGATTGGGGTCCACGCCATAATCGCTTGCGTAGCCTCTATATTCCCCCGCAATCCCGTCAAATCGGCCCTTTTGAGCCCCGTACACAGTCTTGGCTTGGTCAAGGAAATCAAGGCGCTGCTTGGGGTTCAGAAGTTGGCCGCTCAATGCCTTGTTATAGGCATTCCTGACGCGGTCCGGGATGCCAGCTGCGTTTTGGGCGCTAGCGAACTCCCCCTCCCGAACCACAGATCCAGGGTCAAGCATTTTCATGAATGAAAACACCATGGACATATCACCCGCTGCCGATGGCGGCTTCGAGGTAATAGACCGGATCTGATTGTACGCCCCCTCTACAGCCTTATATTCCTTCACCTCTCCGCGCTGGTTGAACTCTTTGCGAAGGTCGGCCTCTGCCTTACGGGGAGAGGCTTGGTTGTTTGGGCTCTGGACCGTGTTGTAGGAGCCATCCGGCTTTTGCTGGACAATCGTTCCTGGGAGAAACCCCGCCGCCGCAACCTCTTGCGGAGATAGGGTGCGAACGTCCTGCTTGGGCTTTCCAGCCTGAAGCTGACGCATCCCACCGCCCGAGCGCGGGCCTGGCTCGACGTGGACATGATCGCCCTCGTTCAGGACATCATAGCCGGGCAGCGAGCGCTTCAGGTTGTCGGCAAAGGCAGCGAGCGCCACACCCTGCGGAGGCACGACATCCCGAGCTTGGCCCGTCAGGTGATAGGAATTAGGAACCCCGCCAACTTCGGCGTTGTGCGCAGGCGAGCGCGTGGCGCTGGTGACGCGACCACCAAGCGAGCCGATCACGCCATCGACAGCTCCTATGTCAGGGGCGACGGCGGGGGTGCCGTTCTTGTCCACCTGAAAGACATTGCTCTCAGGGCTCGCCGTGATGATCTGGGGAGCAAACGGGGCGCTGGCGATAGGAACCCCGCCAGGACCAAAGCGAATGCCTCCGGGGGCAAGCGTATAATCCGCCTCGGTCGGATCGCGGTTGCTATAGATCGGCTTGTTCGTCACCGGGTCCAGAATGACCTCGTTGGGCGCAAGCTTGGTCGGGCCAGGGTTCAGGCCCTTCAGGATCTCCGAATAGCCGGAAGTGTCCACCCCAGCACGCCGGGCGGCGAGGATCTGCGGCAGGATGTCACGCAGGGTCGGGGCGGCTTTAGTGGGGCCATTGGCAGAGAGAAGCGGCGGAACCTGGCCTTGGGTTACGGCGAGGTTGGGCTGACCGCTGTTGAGCAAGGCATCGTCAAGAGCCTTTTGAGTGGCTTCCTGCTGAGCCTTCTGGGCTTGAGCCGCGAACATGCTGCGGCGGCGCTCAACCATCTGGTTGGCTTGGTTGAGATTGTCGCCCTCAGGATTGGAGTAGTCCTTGAACGCCCCACCCGCCAAGGTCAGGATGTCGGCAAGGCTTGGCCTGCGAGAAGGTGGGACCGGAAGGTTTTGCGAGGCGACCTGCCGGGAACTTCCAAACATCGCCATGTTCTAGGCCCCGCCCAAGGCGTTGCCGGCCAATTGCGCGTTGGTTCCCAGGAAGTTCAGGATGTCGAACGGCTTCTTGGTCACGTTGGTTTGCGTGACGTTCGGGGTCAGCCCCGCAACCGTTCCGTTAAGAAGCTGCTGGATGAGCAGCGGGAAGTTGTTTTGAGCGGTGTTTTCGCTCTGCGCCGTGTTGACCGCCTGACCGTAGTTGGTCGCATTGAGGCCGGCCACCAGAGACCCACGGTTCTTGTCGTACTCGCCCTGGGTCAGGGCGTTCTGCACAGCCGAGCCGGAACCCCCAAAGGCCCCGGCACGAATAGCCGCGTCGTTGTTGCCGTTCAGCGTGCGCTTTTCCTGATCGTTCAGGGTGTTCAGGGACGCATCGATCACGTCCTGCTGGAACGGGTTCATGTAGCGGGAGATATCTTCCGCACCCAGAGGATTATAAGTCGCCCCACCGAACTTCTGGACAGCCGTTTCGTAGTTCGAGCGCTGAGCGCCCTGCGTATAGGGATCGATGGTCGCGGTCTGGGTGGTTTTAGACTTCTTGCTCATGAAAGCACCTTGACCATCTCGTCGCCCTCTTGGACGTAACCATACCGCTTGAACAGGCGAAACCAGCCCTTGCGGCCTCCGAACTCTACACGGTTGACGCCATGAAATCTAGCAAAGCTCTCGACGTCCGGAAGCATGTCAAGCAGTTCCTTCAGGTCTCCACCAGCAAGCCAGATATGAAGGCTCATGGGCGTGAACTCTGTCACCCCTACGCAGTCATCGCCCAGCCATAGATGAGCGAAACCGCGATTGATCCTGCGAACGACTTCCTCAAGAGGCTCTGCGTCAGAGACCTTCCTGGCCTCTTCCAGATAGGCTAGAGCGCGGTCCAGACTGATGCGCCCGCGTTTGATACGGTCAGACTCCATCGTGTTCCATCCGGCGAGGTCATGATCAGGCGGTTGTTGACGAACTCGATGTCCGTTCCGATCTTGACGTTCTGCCTGTCAGCCGCGTCGAGTTGCCGGCGAACCTCGGTCTGGTCCTTCTGGTCATATTGAGGGGGGGGCTTGGGCGAACTCATCGAAGACCGCCCGGCACACCCTCAATCCGGAAGTTGCCAACCCGGAAATCCTCGCCGTCTTCCCCGGTATAGGTCAACTGGACCTGCCGCGCCGTAAACCGAGCATCGGTGTTTTCCGTCAGGGAATAGGGGCCATATGAGGTGTTGGAGCCCATCGGATAGAACTTGGTCGCAAAGCTCACCGTGACCTGGCCCAGGCTTCTCTCGTCTGGAACGATCTTGCGGACATGGATGATCTGATCACCGTTCCCAATTTGGATTGGCCCGGTGGTGGCGAGAGGATTGATCCCGTCATGATCGAAACCATTTTCATGGTCCCAGACCTGCCCGCCGTTATCGACCATCAGGGGGTAGTTGAAGACGCCCTTGTCAGTCCCGCACAGCCGGACAACCTGACCAAGCGACCAATGGTTTTCTCGATAGTTCCAGATTAGATATCGGTCGATCTCGATGGATTCGGAAGACGGATAAAACCACCAGACCTCACCGAACGCAGAGACATGCACCGCATAGATCTTCGACGCCTGGTCAAAGTTCAGGTCGGAGAACACATAGTCATGCACCTCGCAATCGAGGGGCTGGGTATAGCCGTTATAGATCCAGAACCCGTTCTGGCTCATCCACACCGCTTGCGACTCGGTCACGGCGATAGCCTGCTGAGAGATGATCCCGCAGCCAGAGCCGACCTTGTTGTAGCCGTAGACCAGGGGGAACCCCAGGAAGGTCGCCAGCCATGCGTCCACGTCGGTCATCAGGAGCGTGCCCCCATTGACCTTCTTGCCGCACATCAGCCGGCCAACGGTCTGGAGCGTGAAATCCCGCGCGTAGTTGGTCGTCGTCGGGGTCCAGGTGGTGTTGTCCTGCTGGTCGGAGTTTCTCACCAACCGAGGATTACCATCGGCCCCCAGCGCCATCATGATCCGCTCCTCGGTCACAACAACAGCCCGAGCCAGGGGGGAGCCGGTGATCTGAACAGCGGGAAACGCGGTGTCAGGAACCCACTCGTAGATCCTCTGGTCATCGGGCGTGCAGCCCACAAGGTTCTCGCCCCAGGTGTCCAGAGTCCACACCGTGGCGTCAATCACGTCCGAGGAAGGAACCGAGGCTCCGTAGGTTCCAGAACCATAGGTTCCAGAACCATAGCCCCCGCCCGTGATCGCGTCGGGCCTGCCCGGAACGTAGACAACCGGCGTGATGTCCGAGACATCGCCGCTCTTGGTCATCACATAGAGGTTGGTATGGGTGCCAATCCCAGCCCACGAGTTGTTGGAATTATCCCGCCAGGTCAGGATGGCGCGGGCCTTGCCGCTCAGGGTCGTGGTCGAGCGCTCAACCCAACCCCCCACAGGACGGGACTCGCCGGAGAACCAACGCCAGAGGTTCGCCCCATTGTAACGGCCAGCAGCCTGATAAGGCGTGCCATTCGCGTAAACCCCCGGTGGGATATCGACCGTGAAATACGCCATCAGGACAGCTCTACCTGAACATTCACCGCGACAGGAACGGAGAACCCCGCCGCGTCCGTCACCGTGCAGGTCTGGACGCCGTTGTACATCCCAGTCGCCCCGCCCTTGCTAAAGGTCGTCGTGGCGCTTGTCGGGCTCGTCACATTGAAGGTGTCGCCGGAGGTATAGGCCCAGGCGTAGGTATAGCTTCCGCTCCCCCCATGGGCGGTTACAGTCACGCTGTTGGTGATCTGCGGGCTAAGGCCCGGCCCACCGGTTGCGGAGCTAGGCGAGGCGGAGGCGTTGAGGATCTCGTACATGGACGCGACCACGACAGCGCCGGTCATCAGGAAACTCCCGTTCCCTGGATCACCCAACTATCAGCCGCTTCCTTGAACACCGAGGCAAAGCCGTTAGCCGCCAGCGTCCTGTTTCCATCCGTGGCATTGCCCCCTAGCCGCAAGGCAACCCCAGCCCCCCGAGTGACCGTGATAGCCCCCATGCCATTTGGAACCCGCAGGACAACAACCGTTCCAATCGGGAAGGCCACCGAGCTATTGGGGGGAATCGTCCAGGCATGGGGCGTAGCTGAACCATGGATCTTGGAGCGTCCCGCATCATCCATGACAAGGGTGTAGTCCACGCTCACCGTGGCCGAGGGAGCCCCACGGAAGCCCGCTGAGTCGCTGTTGAGGCTTGTGGGCGTGTAGGACAGCCGAACCTCACCGGTATAGGCAGCGCCCGCCAGGTTGGCCTTGGCGAACATCTGCGCATCAACGGCGACATAGAGGGTGTTGGCGATGCCCCCCCACGTATCGACATCGGAGCCGACGTCGGGATACTCCCAGCCGTAGTTCGTGGTCGTACCCATCAGGCGCACACTCCGGAGCGGGTTTGAAGTCGAGCGCCTTGGCTTTCCCGCCGAGACTCCTCGTTGATGTCGCCAACGATCTGGTCGAACTTGGCCTGCCACATGCCGATGCGCTGGTCATCCATCAGGAACGGAGCCGAGTGAATGGCAGAGCCGTACAGATATGCATTCGGATAGCGGCTCAGCAGCCAGTTTTCCCCGTTCTCGGAGAGCTTCGGCAGGAGCTTGCGATAGCGCAGGATCGCGCCGTAAGTGTCATTCGGGCTTGGCGAGAACACGAAGTTGCTTCCGGCGATGGAATAGGTGCAGGGCTGGGCGGGGGCGTAATAGGCCGTGTCCAGTGCATCGACCGGGACATATTCAAGCTTGTAGCCCGACGTGGTGTTGAGCCCAAACGAGATAACGCCTCCGAAATCGCACGGAAGCGGATAGGTGTCCGACGTGATGTTGATCGTCTGGCGACACGTCATCTGCCGGCCGGTGAGCTTGGTGTTAAGCTCAGCCTCACACATGGTGATCCAGTCGGGAATGTAAGCGGTAAGGTCTTGCCTATTCAGGAGCGACGCAATCGCCGCCTGAATGCCTGGATAGGTCGAAAGCGCCATTACCTGAACCCGCCATCCTGTAGAACGCCAAGGCGTTGCCCGTGGTCCGTTCGTAGGTAAGCATACTCCGAAGAGTTCAGCTTTTCAGCTAGTTTGTGGGCGTGGTCAGGATTGAAAGCGTCCCATCCCTCCTCCTGAAGCCACTTGGCAACGAGGATAAGAGGGATGGACGCCACACGCCTAAACTCTCGGCTCTCCGAGTAGCCATCATTATGAGTGGCCATCGCCTTGTTGGTTTCCAGCATCCCATCGGTCTTTTGGGACTGAACGACGGTATGGGAGCCGTCGTCGTTGTCCTTCCAGAACTTATGAATGCCCGTAGGCGAGGAGAACCAGTGATCCATTAGTCCTGGATCTCCACGAAGCCACGGTCTTCCAGGTCGTCAGCGGTCGTTTTCAGGACGTCGATGATCTCACCGGCCGCGAAATACTCGTCGCCCAGGCCCGGTTCATGACGCCCGGTGCTGATCTTGTCCGCGCCCTTCTTGGTCACGCGAGCCTTGACCATCGGGTCATGAACAGTGCCGTACTCGACCTGCTTGGCGAACTTGCGTTCCGGCTTGGCGGGTTCTTCTTTCACGGCTTTTTCCACGACGGCGTTAGGGGCTTCAGCGCCCTTGCGGATGTCTTCCGCGATGTTGGTGTTGACCTTGGGTTCCGGGGCCACACGGGGCTCAGGATGGGCCACGACAGGCTCAGCGCCAGCGTCGTAGTTGTGCTTCTGCTCGCCCTCGGCATTGCCGCCGACGTAGTTTCCGCCAGGCTTGGCGGTGGGTTGGTTCGGGTTGGTCATAACGGCCTCCTTGGCCTTGCGGTTGTAGGCTCGTTTAACTCTTTGTTCTGCCATTTCGATCCAGGGGATGCGGGGGCGATCCCGATTTAGAGATCACCCCCTATACAACCTACGAGAGGTCGGCGACTACGCCACTCGACTTTTCGTTGCGGGCCTCCAAAGTTGCCTCCCCAACGATCTGGAATTCGTCAGAGTCGCCGGTCTTGGCCAGGGCTTCGGATTCGATGGGACGCAGGGTCGCCACCGCCCAGAAGCGCGGGTCGATCAGCAGGCAGTCGCGGGTCAGGCCATACGGGTGCGGAATCAGCGTCAGGTTGCCGAAGTCCGACACGTAGACGTCAGCAGCGCCGACAATCGAGGCCATCGAGTTGCCGTCCGCACTGACGCGGATATCGGCAATGCCGGTGAACGCCGAGAACTGCTGCTTGTTGGTCGGACCCATATAGGCTTGCGACGGACGAGCACCGTTGCTGAAGCCGGTAGCCAGGACGGCCTTGAGCAGGGTTTCGGTGAAGGTCCGCTGGGTGCCGGGGCCAGCCGCAGCCACCACGCCGCCCGAGAAGCCGCCCGAGGTGCCGGTGGCTCCACGCGAGACGTTGGAGGTCAGCCAGGCCAGAGCGCCAGCGGCGCGGCGAGGCGTAGCGCCCGACTGGGTGTTGCTCGCATAGTTGCCGATGAAGCGCGCTTCCATGTCACGCTTCAGCTCGATGCCCTTCAGCAGCTTTTGACGCGCCAGGGAGCCAGAGTTGCCGGCCGACTTGACCGCTTGCTGGGTGCCCGACACTTCACCGACCTTGGTGAAGATCTGCGTGTAATTGCCGATCCGGGTCGTCAGGTTCGGCGCGCTGTTGTTGTTGGCGTTCTGGTTGCCTTCCAGGGCCGCGTTGGTGGCGTCCGGGGTGGCCAGGGTCTCGGTCTGCCATTCATGATAGGTGGCGGTGGCCGTAGCCTTGCCGATGTTGCTCATGAACGGGGTTTCTTCCGCCGCGACGCGATAGATGCGGTCGGAGAGATCCTCCCTGTTGCCGATGTTGGTCAGGGTGGTGTTGGTGCTGGTATTGGCAGCCATGATGAATGTCCTTAGCGGGAGGCCCGTTTACCGGCGCGCTCCTCGGCGAGCATTAGGGCGACCTCATCATCGAGACTGTGCGTCTGTTGCACACGGTTTCGAAGCTGGGTGATCTCCCGCGATTGAACGTTGCCCGGTTGAACCGCCGCCACTGGCTTGACGGTCTTGGCCGGGGGAGTCGTCACGTTCTTGGGGGCGCTCGCCAACGTCTTGGCCTTGGCTTGGCTTTGTCGCCACATCATGGACTCGTAAGCCATGAGCAGTTCTTCCGCCGTAGCACTTGCGATGGCCTCGGGAGCAATACCCGACTTGACGATATGCTCACCAGTGGCCTTTAGAACCGCTGGATCGCTCGCCAGGATCGGGGCGATTTCCCTTAGCTTCGCAGCCTGCGTTGCATAGTGCGCATCCAGCGAGACCTTCGACGCCTTTTCCTGAGACACGCGCACGCTCTCAAGTTCGGCCATCTCGGCGTCATACTGGATTTTCAGCTGGAAGGCGGTCTGAGGGTCCGCGTTGGACAACTCAAGCCACATTTCCGGCGTCATCCCCTCCCAACGTGATTGGAAGGCTTGTTGGGCCTTGGGGAGCGCTTGGCTGATCTCCTCGGCCAGGGACGTGAGTTCCTGAACCTTGGTTTCAGCAGCCTTGCGGATCTCCGCAGCCTCCTGCTTGGACTTGGAAACCACCGCCTCACGTTTCGCCTCGTTCTTGGCGACCGCCGCCTGTTGTTCAGGCGTCAGAGTGGCGAAGACTTCCTTGTCTTCCGCATCCCACCATTGAGGAGCTTCCACGGCTTCGGCCTCGGCCTCGTCCGTCTCGTCTTCCTCAGAGCCCTCATCGACTCCGTCAACGTCATCGCCGGGAGTTTCCTCCTCGCTGACATTCTCGTCCGTGGTGGCGGACGATTCCTCTACAGTCTCAGCATCGACCGGCGCGCTGGAGGCTTCTTCTTCAGCCACCATTTCCGCAACAGCCTGGTCGATTGTTTGCTCAGACATGAAACACCTTGATTACGAGACGAAACCCGCCTCAGTCAGTTGGACAATATGCGCTGAAACCGCACCATTGGAAATAGTGCTCTGTAAGCGAGCCCTCACTTTGTCCAGGGCGCGAACCTCAAGAAACAGCATCTCCCGCTTCAAGGACTCGTCGTCCTTGGTCTGGGCGATCTCGTTGAGAATATCCAGACGCGCGGCATCGAAGGCCGCTTCAGTCTCCCGAAGCTCCATGCGGGCTTGGCCGGCGCGCTGGATGTTCAGGCGATCATTGCTCATCCCGGCTCTCCACCGACATCGACATTCCCGATGTCAGACCCGCCATCGGGAATATCCGTGCTCATCGCGGCGTTCATCACGGCCTGTTCGCGCTTCAAGGCCAACTCAGCCGCCATCTGCTCGCGCTTGAGATCGAGTTCCGCCGCGAGCTGTTCACGCTTCAGGATAAGTTCCTGCTCGATCTGCCAGCGCTTGGTTTCGGTGTCGGCCTGGATCTGCTGTTGGCGCAACTGCGTGTCGGCCTCAAGCTGCTGTTGCTTCAGGTCATGCTCGCCAAGGGCCTTCAGGCCGTCCTGCTCAAGCTTTTGGCTATTGGCCTCCT